GCGAACGGCCTTAAGGCCGACCGTAAGCTCGAAATGATTTTTGTAAATATGGGGACCGGTGAAACCGAAGAGTGGGAGCTTCTTGGCCGCGGCGTAGAGGATGCAAGCGTAGCATTCAATCACGACACGAACCAGACGACCGACATTCTCGGCATTACCGACACGGAGGTAAGCCCCGCAAAGCCTGAGCTCGACCTTGACCCCTGTACCATCCGCGGTGGGCAGAAACTGAGCGCAAAGCTTCTCGACATCGAGCGCCGCAACGCCATTGCAGAGCTGGGCCAGTTCACCATTCTTCATGTGCACTGCTTTCTCGGCACTGCATCCGCATTCACCGCTGAAAAGCACCCCAACTGCACGATCGTACCGCAGAGCCTTGGCGGAAGCACCTATGTCGGCATGCCGATGAACGTGTATCTCAGCAATGAAAAAGTCCTCGGCACAGCTACTGTCGCAAACGGCGTTCCTACTTTCACGCCGACCACCGCAGCATAACAGGAGGGATGCGTAATGGCAACGCTTAAAATTGACCTTGGGCTCAAGAGTTTTGAAGTTTGCGACACCGACGGGAATACCCTCGGCACAATCC